AGCACGGTCTGCGGATAGTGCTCTTGCACTTGACGAAGTACACGTAGCAGTTATCGACCAAGACGGCGTTTTCTCTGGAACACCTAATACTGTTCTGGAAACATTTGCAAACGTCTCTCTCGCTACCGACGCAAAAACTGAAGATGGTTCTACTAACTACATTCTGGATGTAGTCTCTGATCGATCAGAGTACGTCTGGGGTGCAAATCACCCATCACAGTTATTTGGCGCAGGTGTTACAGCAGCTAACTTTACAAACGCAACTCACGGTGCGGACAACTCTTCATCACCTCTCGCTAACTCGTTTACCGGTGGTGTAAATTCTGGATCTCTGACAACAACAGAGTATCTTGCAGGATTTGATGAGTTCGAAGACGAGCAAACAATTCAGGTAGATTTCTTAATCGCGCCTGGCATGAACTCTGCAGCGAACCAACGCACAGTTGTAAACGACTTGGTTGCTACTGCGGTTGCACGTAAAGATTGTATGGTAGTCGCTTCACCAAACCGTTCTGCGGTAGTGAACGTTAACAATCCAACAACTGTCAACTCTAACATCACAACTACGGTGCAGAATTTCACATCTTCATCTTATCTCGCAGTGGACAATAACTACTTGAAAGTGTACGATAAGTACAACGACAAGTATACGTTCATCCCTGCTGCATCATCTACTGCTGGTCTTATGGCAAACACAGATGATGTTTCAGCTCCTTGGTTCTCGCCTGCGGGAACACGTCGAGGTAACTATCTTGGTGTAACTGCTCTTGCGTACAACCCAACTAAGACACAACGGGATACATTGTACAAAGCGGGCGTTAACCCAATTGTTAACTTGCCAGGCCAAGGGATTGTGCTCTTTGGTGATAAGACGTTCATTCGCAGACCATCTGCATTCGATCGAATCAACGTTCGTCGATTGTTCTTGGTTATCGAGAGAGCGATCAAGGGTGCGGCACAAAATGTGTTGTTCGAATTCAACGATGAGTTTACTCGCGCAGAATTCGTGAACATCATTGAACCATTCTTGCGTGAAGTACAAGGGCGTCGTGGTATTACAGACTTTAAGGTTGTTTGTGATGATACAAACAATACTGCTAATGTCATCGATACAAACTCATTTGTCGCGTCAGTCTTCATTAAGCCTGCTCGTTCAATCAACTACGTAACTCTTAACTTCGTAGGTGTTAGAACTGGTGTAGACTTTGAAGAAGTCGTGGGCACAGTTTAAGGAGATAAGAAATGGCAATTCTAGGCGTAGACGATTTCAAGTCTAAACTCCGTGGGGGTGGTGCTCGGGCCAATTTGTTCCGTTGCACAATTAACTTCCCTGCTTATGCTGGTGGTGACGCGGAACTGACCTCTTTCCTTTGCAAAGCGGCCCAGTTACCTCAGTCATCTGTCAGTCAGTTCTCTGTTCCATTCCGTGGACGTGAACTGAAAGTTGCAGGAGAGAGAACTTTCGACAACTGGTCAGTGACTATTATCAATGACACAGACTTCGCAATCCGTGATCCAATGGAGCGTTGGTCAAATGGTATTAACGGACACTCAACCAACACTGGTTTAGTGAACCCTGTTGACTATCAGACTGACCTCTTCGTGGAGCAACTGGATCGCGACGGTTCAATCATTAAGAGAGTCGACATTCGTGGTGCATTCCCCGAAACAGTTAGTCCTATTGATCTGAGTTATGATACTACAGGTGAAATTGAGACATTCGAAGTCTCGTTTGCTTACCAATACTGGGAGTCAAACACGACTACTTAATAGTCTCTAAATACAGGGGAGACTCCGGTCTCCCTTTTATTTTACTTTAGGAACACATATGGCGGAAGAAAACGGTAGCGTATTAAAGTTATTTGGATTTGAAATCAAGAGAGCGGGTGCAAAACCAACCGGTACTCAGAAACTTCAATCTCCAGTAGCGCCCACAGATCCGGACGGTGCAGGTTATGTAACCAGCGCTGCGGGTTACTATGGTCAATACATCAACATGGATGGTGACCAAGCGAAAGATAATCAACAGTTGCTCATGCGATATCGCGGTGTTACACAACATCCCAAAGTCGACATGGCGATTGAAGAGATTGTTAATGAGGCGATTACCGCATCCGATGAAGAATCTTCTGTCAAACTGACCGTCGAAGATATCGACGCACCAGATAAAATCAAGGACTCGATTCGACAAGAATTTGATCGGATCATTTCTATGTTGCACTTCAACGATTTAGGTCACGACATGTTCCGGTCGTGGTATGTCGATGGTCGGTGCATACATCACTTACTCGTAAACGAGTCTAATTTAAAAGCCGGTATTCAAGAGATCCGTCACATCGATTCTGCAAAGATTCGAAAAGTAAAGGACGTAAAGTATAAGAAAGATCCTAAGACCAATGTAAAGATTGTCGACAAGGTAGATGAGTTCTACATCTTTGACGACAAGCCTGGTCAAGCGAATACTGCAATCAAGATTTCTACAGATGCGATCAGTTACGTAACGTCTGGTGTACTAGACGAAGGTAGAAAGAAAGTTCTGTCGCATCTACACAAGGCACTTAAACCCATCAACCAGTTGCGTATGATGGAAGACAGTCTTGTAATCTATCGTCTTGCACGTGCACCCGAACGTCGTATATTCTACATCGATGTAGGTAACATGCCACGTGGTAAGGCGAACGAATACATGAAAGACATCATGGCAAAGTATCGCAACAAACTTGTCTATGATGCATCTACCGGTCAGATCAAAGATGACCGTAAACATATGTCCATGTTGGAAGACTTCTGGTTGCCTCGTAAAGAAGGTGGTCGAGGTACTGAGATCTCAACACTGCCAGGCGGCGACAATCTGGGACAGATCGATGACATCATTTATTTTCAAAAGAGATTGTATCGATCACTCAATGTCCCAGTAAACCGTTTGGAACAAGAGGCACAGTTCTCTTTGGGTCGGTCTACTGAGATTTCCCGTGACGAAGTTAAGTTCCAGAAGTTCATTGACAAACTGCGTCGTCGATTCTCTCAGGTGTTCTTGGGTATTCTACGCAAGCAACTAATCTTGAAAGGTATCATCACAGAACAAGATTGGGAATCGTGGAAAGACGATATCTACGTAGACTATGTGAAGGACAACCACTTCACCGAACTCAAGGAGATGGAAGTCTACAGAGAACGTGCGGGTCTTCTGAACGAGATGTCAGGATTCGTAGGTGAGTTCATATCGAAAGAATGGGCTATGCGTAATATTATGCGGTTCAGTGACGACGATATCAAAGACATTGAAAAAGAAATTAAGGGTGAGGTTGCCAGTGGAGAAGTTGAAGATCCCAAAGAACCTGAACCTAAAGAGGAACCACCTCAACAGAAAGATAGTCCAAACGATGAAGGAGATAAATGATGTTACCAGACGATGATGTAGTAGTAGGCGAAGTTGAAGCAGATCCTATTGAAGCACCAAACCCTATCGCAGATTTTTTAAATTCTGTTGAAGGACAAGATTTTGTCAGTGCAGAGAGACAGTTCAATGATATGATCGGAGACCGATTACAGAATGCACTGGATCAGGCAAAAGTAAAGATTGCTTCGCGTCTATACAACGACGAAGAACTTGACGACGAACCTGAAGTCGAAGTCGAGGATGATGTCGAGGTAGAAACAGATGAACTTGATGACTACGAGGATTCGTTAGATGATGACGAAGAATTAGAACTGACGGACGATGAAACTCCTGTTTAAAAACTTTTTTTTATAAATATAACTGCAACTGCAAAAAAGGTTTCATATGAAAAGGTTCCAAGAAATTCGCGAGAAAAAGATGCCTGCGGGTGATCACGTGTTCGATAAAAAGGTGAACCGACATACAGTGATGGTACACAAGAACAAAGGTAAGTTCGATGTGTATATCGATGGTGATAAACTAGACACCTTCAAAACACAAAAAGAAGCTGAGAAAGCGGGTATCACATTCGCTAAGGAATTCTAATGAAATTAATAACAGAATACACTACCAACGATGTCCAGTGCATCGTGGAGAAAAAGGAAGATGGCGAGAAGAACTTTGTCATCGAAGGTGTGTTTGCACAAGCAGAACAAAAGAATCGTAACGGCCGCATCTATCCAAAAGCAGTAATGGAGAAAGCAGTCGGTAAGTACGTCAAGGAACAAGTAAGTCAGAAACGTGCGGTCGGTGAGTTGAATCATCCTGAAGGCCCCACAGTGAACCTTGACAAAGTTTCTCACCTCATCACTGACCTCAAGTTTGAAGGCAATGATGTGGTAGGAAAGGCACAAATATTGGATACTCCGATGGGTAAGATCGTAAAGGGTCTTCTGGAAGGTGGTGTTCAACTAGGTGTGTCAACTCGTGGTATGGGTAGTCTTGAGCAAAGAAATGGCACTATGTATGTGCGTGACGACTTTATGTTGAATACTGTCGATATCGTACAAGATCCTTCTGCGCCCG